GGGCGTGTTTTCTACGTTGGCGTGACTCGTGCTAAGAAAAATTTATACATTGTTGATGCAGAAGATGTGTCAAGAAGTTATGACTTATAAAAAACCAACTAGAACAGAGCGGTACATGAATGAAACGGGAACAAATCCTGCGTAACGCAGAAAAAATACTTAACGGCAAACGAGCAAAAGAGTATGGCGATGCTTTCGAGAATCATGAACGAATAGCAAAGTTGTGGTCTGTAGTTCTCAACAAAGATGTAACCGTAGCGCAAGTTTATCAGTGCATGATTGCTGTTAAACTTGCCCGACTAAACGTAACGCCCGATCACGCAGATTCTTGGTTAGATATTTGCGGGTACGCGGCGTTAGGTGGAGAAGGTAATGGCAAAACTACAAATGAGCATGTTCGCCCCAAAAAGTGAGTGGATACCCCCGCTCGAATTACCTGACATTACGTCAGCAAAAAAGATAGCGATAGATGTTGAAACCAAGGACCCAAACCTGAAGTCAAATGGTCCCGGCTGGCCAACGGGTGATGGCGAGGTGGTTGGATACGCAGTTGCGGTCGATGATTGGTCCGGTTACATACCGATCAGGCATTTTGGTGGTGGCAACCTTGATGAAAAGGTTGTTAACAGATGGCTGAAAAAAGTCTTTGGGTGTCCGGCTGACAAAATTATGCACAACGCTCAATACGATTTGGGCTGGATTAAGAGCATGGGTTTCGAGGTCAATGGCAAAATTATTGACACCATGGTCATCGCGTCACTGCTGGATGAAAATCGATTCAGCTACAGTTTAAACGCTTTGGCTTACGATCACTTGGGAAAAGTTAAATCTGAAAAAGGTTTAGTGGAGGCTGCGAGAGAGTTTGGTGTCGATCCGAAAGCTGAGATGTGGAAGATGCCCGCTATGTATGTCGGACCCTACGCTGAAGGTGACGCTGAACTGACTCTCGAACTCTGGAACTTCTTTTCTGTTCAACTTAGCAAAGAAGGCTTGTGGCCTATCGCCAACCTCGAACTTGATCTTCTTCCATGTCTCGTTGATATGACGATGCGCGGAGTGCGTGTTGACACGGATAAGGTCGAGAGAACGAGGAATAGTTTGCTCAAGAGGGAACGGGATGTCCTCAAGGAGATAAAGCGCATCAGCGGCACTAACGTGGAAATATGGGCTGCTCAAAGTCTTGCTAAAGCGTTCGATAAAATCGGCGTCAACTATCCACGCACAGAAAAGGGCGCACCTAGTTTTACAAAACTCTTCCTCCAAGAGCACGATCACCCACTCGCGCAACTTATCACCCAAGCTAGGAATCTCAACAAGACATCCGGCACTTTCATCAACACAATCATGAAGCACTGCCACGCTGACGGTCGGATACACTCTCATATAAATCAAATCCGTTCTGACGATGGAGGCACGGTGTCAGGACGTATATCAATGTCCAACCCAAACCTACAACAAATCCCGGCCCGCGATCCTGAACTGGGTCCTATGATCCGTTCGCTGTTCTTACCAGAAGAAGGCGAACAATGGGCGGCTATTGATTTCAGTCAGCAAGAGCCACGCATACTCGTACATTATGCGCATGTATACGGAAAAATGCGAGGGATTGCTTTGGAAGGCGCAAGCGACTTTGTTAAGGCATACAACGAAAACCCAGACACGGACTTCCACACGATGGTAGCCGAAATGGCTAACATTCCAAGAAAACAGGCCAAGACAATAAATTTAGGAATAAGCTATCGGAACAACTTGACCTATCGGTTGAGGATGCAAAGAGCTTGACCAAGCAATACCATGACCGTGTGCCTTTTGTGAAAGGTTTGATGACAGGCGTCATGAACAGGCTCAATGAAAAATCATCTGGGGGATCGTTGCACTCGCTGCTTGGCCGTAAATGTCGTTTTGATTTGTGGGAGCCCGATACTTTTGCCATGAATAAGGCGTTGCCTTACAAAGAGGCGGTTGACGAATATGGGCCCACGACTCGACTCAAACGTGCTTACACTTACAAAGCACTCAATCGATTAATCCAAGCATCTGCTGCGGATATGACAAAAAAAGCGATGGTAGATTTGTACAAACAAGGCATGTTGCCCATGATCCAGATACATGATGAGATTGCCGTGTCTGTAAAAAGTGTTGACGAAGCGCAAGCCGTGGCCAAAATTATGGAAGAAGCGGTGCCGTTAGAAGTGCCCTCGAAATGCGATGTAGAAATTGGCCCATCATGGGGTGAAGCAAAGTGATTTCTTGCATTTTTGTATATCTTCCTATATTATCGTAGATATCCGGGGGCATTCGGAGATAGTTAATGGATACAACACGTTGGAAAAGCATTCTCGTACCACGAGAAGTGTACGAAGATATTAAAGAACTTTCAAAAAAGGAAGGCCGTACTATAGGTGGGCAGCTTAGATTAGTGTTCGAATGGTACGTGGAGTCTGTTAATGGTGGCAGAATTGAAGACAGAGCCGGGGCAAATTCACAAAAATCTAGTGAATAATAGATGTCCGAAGTGCGAAAGAGAACTGACGTTTGTAGCAATTACAGACGGCACTCTAATTCGCAAGTGCGCTGGTTGTAGTCTCACGCTTCACGATCCATTAGAGGGTGGAGAATATCCAGATAATATATGCGAAATATGCGATTAAGTGTTGATTATCCCATACAAAACTGTTTATACTATGCTGGAACATGACCCTCATGTTCTCCGTAGTTGAAACAGCCCCAGTACGGTTGCCCCCGGCTGGGGCTTTTTTATCGGAGGTGTGCATGGAATCAGAAAAAAGAATAAGTGAGATCGACTGGTCTTGGGCTATTTCTACCGTGAATCGTGTCGTCAACGAACGCTTACTGGCCATAGAAGAAGACAAAGAACTAACCGCAGAGAAAAAGAAGCAGCTTGTTTCTGAGATCGAAAAAGCTTGGCAGCGTATACTGCGTGGTTGACTTTTCTGTATAAAATCCCATACAATCTCTATGTAACCCTTCATGGAGAACGTTATGAAAAAATTATTATCGATTGACGAAGTGTGCGATGTCACACGCGTCAGCAAACCGACCATCTACCGCAAGGTAAAGCAAGGTCTGTTTCCATCCCCACTCAAAGTACCAACGACCGCAACTCGCGGGCCAAAGATGGTAAATCGTTGGAACGAAGCTTTGGTACTCGACTATTGTTTGAAGATGAACCTGCATAAGCAAGCGGTTCATGCAAGCGCCGTGGGTGAAGAAATAAAAGCGGAAGTACAAGAGGCGGTGTCCGAAGTTGTTATTGCTCGTGATGAGTTTGAAGATCACTCGTGGGATGACGAAGAATCAACCACGGACCTTGAACCATGGTACGTGCGACATCACTTTGCAGTTATGGCTGCTGTTGGAGGTTTACTTGCCGGACTCGCGGTCTGGCTGTTTTCATGACAGATGACCTGAAAACGAAATGGTGGGCTTGGCACAAAGAGAACCCAGAGTTCTATGAGCTATTTAAAAAGTTCACCTTCCAAGCCATACGAAAAGGGCACCGTAACCTTTCGGCATGGTTGATCGTCAACCGCATTCGCTGGGAGACAATGATTGTTACCACTGGTAACGAGTACAAAATATCGAACGATTTTATTGCTTTGTACGCTCGACTGTTTATGCATGAGTATCCAGACTATAAAGGCTTTTTCAGAACCAAACCCATGAAGCGTGTTTACTTCGCGGAGGATAAACAAAATGAACGGTAAGAGGCCTGCAATTCTACGCATGAGAGATGGCTCACTAAGCGATCAAGCTTGTTTCGATCTTTGTGCTTTCTGGGCAGAAGAAGATGAATGGGAAGGCAGAGAAGAGGCCGATTACTGGAGAGAGAAAGCTGACGAGTTTAAGTGGAGTTTGAAGTTAAACCTCAAGGCATGGACATCATCACCCTCCATTGAAAACCGACTTGCTGACGAAGCAGCCGATTGGAAAGACCACACCTTCCAATGGGACGACCGTATGGATTATTTTTCTGTGCATCCTTCCGCGGTGATATAACTTTTTTAAAAATTAGGTCTTGACATTTATGCGATAGTATGCGATACTGTGTTTGTTAGTTGGGTGGGCCAGCTAACCGGGGCGGGCAAGCCCTGATCTTTTAATCAGCTACGGAGGGTGTGCTTATGTACATCAATACCGAAAAGCTGGACGGCTTCAGCAGCGATGAGCTGCTGACGTTCTACCGCAACGCAGCCCACACCGGCTGTCACGCGGGTGGTCACACTAAAGGCCACATGAATGGCGTCCAAGCAAAGCGTTACGCTGCCGAGCTTGCAAACCGCGGGGAGTCCGTCCCCGAATACTATGCGGCTGCTGGCGAAGGGACTTTCAACGGTCCCGGCAGTTGGTAATACCCCTTTTCCCCCGGTCTTCGGATCGGGGGTTTTTTATCGAGGAGAACATTATGATAAAAAAAGAACGACAAACCGAACTCATAGAGTTTGTAAACGGGCTCAGTAACGACGACGTATGCCACGTCATTAACATGCTATCTGATCGACTCGACGTCTACGTCGGGCTGCTCAACAACCACTGCATCGCGTCACCTGTCGCGTTTGCCTGCCTCAACGGAACCAGCGTTCAAATCAATCTGCATCTGGCAGACCTTGACGATCTGAAAGAAGATGACTTCTTTGCAGACGCCATGAAATCTACAAAGAATACCGTCGTCAAAGCGCAAGACGTTACGGAACACTGATTGTGGTAAGATGGCCCCATGGGCTGGAAAGAATACAATGGTGGCGATGACGCTCAATGGTGGCACATTGTGCTGCTGCTCCTCATCGTGGGCGGCGGATGGTTTGCCATATGGTTTTTTGGCGGATGGTGACCCGCCCCTCTGGCGTGACGGGCTGAGTGGAAGTGTCTCAGCGTAAGGGACCAAAGGGACGG